CCTGTTTAGGAGCGAGTGGTAGCACTCATTGAGGGTGCAATGTTCGGCGCGGCGGTGAAACGGCGGGTGGCTTCCTTGGATGAGGTCGTGCGTCGAGTTTTCGTCGTGGTAGGCGTCGTGGACCCATCCATGCCACGGCACATAGGACAGCAGCGAGGCCGGCGCGCCGCCGAAGGTGCTGCCGATTTGCATGTTTTGCAGCTCCCACATCATTCCCGACGCGGGGTTGGCGTAGTCGCGGCCACCAAGCGGAAACGCGACCGGATTTCCGGGCGTGGAGTGCAGAGGGTCGGCGCGGTCCTCGACCGGAATCGACACGATCGTACATCCCGTGACTTCGCCGAACGTGGGGCTAGTTCTGGTCGTGTTGATCGCGACCGTGGCCCTTGCGCCGTCGCCGGTGTCGCTTCCCACAACGACGTACACGTCAGGATGTCGCACCCCCGATGACCACGTCGGCCGGAACATCAGCCCGCCGTGCAACACCTCGAGCTCGGTGATGGCGCCGTCTTCGTCGACTTCCGACACGCGTAGCCGGCATAGGGACGGCTGGTGGTCGAAGTTTTCGTCGATTGTCACCACCCCGTTGACGGTGGTTTCGATGGGGACGTGCCCGGACGCGGTGAGGTTTTGCGCCTGATACCACGCCCCGTTGGCGACGCGATCGGGGTTGTCGCCGCCAGAGTTTCGCCACGGGTGCGACCATTGCACCCCGGCAACCGGCGCAACGTCGAACTCCTGGCCGACAAGGTAGCCGGACCCGCCGTTGGCGATGCTTGCGGCCGTGACCGGGAAGTAGGCGAACCGGCGAGCCGGCGGCTCGCGCTTTTCGCCGTCGGCGTAGTCTGGTTGCGGGAAGTTCAGCACTTCGCCGAACGTGAACGCGCCGATCATGGCCCCCGAGCCGTCTTCGATGTCAGGAATGGCGGTCGGCAGCGTGGGGGCAACGTGCTCCACGTCGGCGAATGCGTAGTAGCCGCCGCCGGACTTCACTTCGCCGCCGACCAGAGGGCCGCCGATCGCGCTTTCGTTTCCGCCGTCGTCGCCGATGATGGGAAAGATTTGCGCGCCGCCACCCGGGCATCTGGGATACGGCGGGTATTTTTTGAGTAGCCGATACTGTTGGGCGCCCTCTGGCGAATCAGCTTCGCCAAGAAACCCAAGCTGCTGGTATCGGTAGGAGTCGACGACGACGCTGATTGCCGTTCGACACGGAACCCGGCTCACGGTGACGCTTGTTTGGGTGAGCCCGCCCGTGTTCACGAAAAAGCCGGCGGCCGCGACGAGGTCGGTTTGCCGCACCGGGACGCCGACGCCTTCCCAGTGCAGATAGCAGAGGTCGGTTTTGTCAGGCCACCGATACGCTCCGCGTTCGTCAGCGGAGAGCAGGTAGCAGTTTTGATTCCCGGCCCCGTAGCCGTAGTAGTAGATGTCGGATCCGTTGACCCTCCAATCGAGCACGGCCCCATCGTCATCGACATCGACCACCGTGGCGACGGCGGGCGCGTGCGTTTCGACGGCGGGGGAAAGCGGTGTAAACGTGATCGAGTCGCCGATTGCGTACCCGGTCCCTCCGATGTCGACGCTGTTGGGGTGACAGATGACCCGCATGTATCCCGGGTAGTGCTTGGTTTTTGCGGCCTGATTGGTGATTGGGCTGCACGACCCTGGAACGAACTCCGGGTTTTGAAACCACGGCACAATCTCGAGCTCTTCGATGCCACCATCGTCGTCGACCTGCATCACCCGCAGTCGCTGGAAATACCGCTTCACGCCTAGGCCATCGACGGCGGGCGGCTCCCCGTACTTGTCGCGCCAGACGAGCGGCGACGCGCAGCCAACATCGAAGTCCGGGAATCCGACGTTGATTTCGCGCCCGGTGAGTTGCTGGATCCAGAACGGATCGAAGTCCACCTCGAACGATTCGCCGACTTCGTAGCCGGTCCCCTTTGCGATGATCTCGACGCCGCCGACCCTCCACCACACCGCCTGGGCGCCCTTGGCGGCTTGGTAGGTGTCAGGGCCGACGAGTCCGTAGTTCGCTCCGGGCGTCCAGTTGGCGCCGGGCACGAGCTCCAGCTTGAGCGTGGCCGTGTAGTTCTGCGTCAGAGAAATCGGGATCAGGTGGGGCCACACCGTCCCGTCCTGGGCGGTGCATTTGTGCTGCTCGCAGATCGTCACCGATCCAGTGGAGGCGTCCGGGAACCGCGGCCCGCATCGGTAGTCGATGCAAAACCACGACCCGGCTGGCGGGTTTTCTGGCGGATCATCGCTTACCGCGCACGACAAGCTAGGGACGATGTAGTCGTTGCATGCGACGGAGAACTCCCAGTTGCGGCGGCAGTAAACATCGAAGACTATCCGGGCTTCGATGTCGGCTTGCGTCGCGGGCGTCGAGCGGTTGACGGTGGCGACAAACTCCGGCCGCATGTCGCCTTTGATGCGGTGACAGACATAGGAGCTATTGTAGTCGTTGAGCCACGTTCGTCGTCCGGGATGCTGGGAGTGGCCGCCGGCGGGGCCGTAGACGATGCTGTCGACACCACCCGGCGGCGCTTCGCACAGCAGCTCGGTCTCCGGCTCGGTGCATTTTGCTGCGAACGCTGCGTCGGCGTTGAACCCAGTGACGTAGACCTGCCCCTCAAGGCCGGAGGCCGCAGTTTGCCCGGGGGGGCAGTTCTCGAACTGGTAGTCCGTGAACGGGATCATTTGCGGGAACGCGATCGCCGGCCACACGATGTCGTAGCACCCTAGGTAGATCGAGTCGCCCGACACCACCATCTTGGTTCCGTCCCATACCAGTTCGTATTCGACTTGGCACCCGAGCGCGTTCATCTCGTACGCGCACGAACGCGGGCCGATATACAGGTCGGCGTATCCTTGCGGCAGGGGCGCGGGTGCGCTTTCGCCGTAGATTCGCTGCACCCAGATGGACATACTGGTCCCGGCCCATCCTCCGGGCGTCGCGACGACCGTTTGCGGCGCGCAGCACCGCATTTCCGGGCAGCAGCAGTCGCTCGAGGTGTTGGTCAGGAACGCGGGCATCAGCACTCCGCGGAAAGTAGGAGCCACAGCTTTGAGTACGGCCGCATGATCGGCACGTCTTGGCCGTCGATGTTTTCGTAGCCGCCGGCCCAGTATTCGCCAGAGACATCCGACAGCGGCACGACCGCGCACCAGAGGAAGGCATCGTTTCCGCTGCGCGTCGGGATGTACGAAAACAGGTTGAGTGTGACGGCGAGAACTTCCTCGCCGTCTGCGTCAAGCTCCGGCACCCAATCGTTCGGCGTGCTGGCGTTTGCCGGCTGGACGTATAACTTGACGAGCTTGACGTTGTCGGCCCCCGTCGCCCCGGGCTCGTTGTACCATGCGCCCGTGAACTGGCCGATTCGCATGGCCGGCGCGGACGCGCCGTCCCCGAGTCGCACCACACACCATTCGTCGCCTTCCGTTCCCTCGCGGTATAGGATGCGGGCGCTTCCGCTGTCAGATGACGCCAGCTTTTCCGTCTCTCCGTCTATCGCGTCGCAGTATTGATGCGTCGCGGAGTTGATCTGCACGCGAACCGCGCACACCCCCGAAATCCACGCGCGGCCGATCTTTCCGTCCGCGATCGGCTCGAGGCAGACCACGAACTTCCCGCGGTGATCCGGCAAGGCCGGCTCCACGCCGCGGAACGCGATCCGCGACTGAAACTCCGAAAGGTTTTCCGCGGCCGTGAATATCACACCGTCGATCCCAAGCACGCCGAACCGCGGCACGTCTGCCCCGGCTTCGTTCTTCACGAGCACGATGTCCGCGTCGCGGACGGCCCCGGCGATGCCGCCAGCGGCGACGGCGCTCGAGGCCCGATGGTCGCGGGCCACCTGGAGCATTTCGTTCCAGGCGTCCGCCGCGATCCGCAGCGGCTGGCCCGATTGCACCCGGCGGTAGGAGTCGCCGCTCATGCTTCGCCGATCCCCAGGTCTGCGAAGTCGGCGATCCGGTAGACCTGCTCGACGTAGGCCGCCACCGGCCGCTTGACGAGCGCTTTCGCGTCATCGTCGGCGGCGTCTTCGTAGCGCACCCAGAGGTATTCCCACCCCTTTTTGGCGTCGACCGTGAAGTCACCTACCGTTAGGTCGGTCGCGTTGGGCGACGCTGCGAACTTGAACGCGACTTCCCACTCGTCGACGCCTTTTTGCGACCCGCTTGCGCCGAGGAACAGCACTTCGCCGGCGGCAAACCCCTTGAACGCGTCGCTGTTGACGCAGCCGGTGAGGTTGCACAGGGTGAACTGATACGCGCGGGTCATGTCGGCGGCCGGCACCCTTTTTGTCTCGGTGAAGTTGAACACCGGGATCGTCACGTCGACGCCGTCGACGTTGTCGCCGTTGACGCCGATGGCGCCTTTGAAGTCGGGCGGGGGCGCGAAGGGCACTTCGACTTCCGGGTACACGCCGACCGTCGCGATCGACTGCGTCATGTGGAACGTGCCGCCGGCGGTCTCGAACGATCGCTGGCTTTCGTCTTCGTCCGCGTCGACGCCCTCGTAGGGCACGACGACATCCCACACGTTGCCGCCGAGGGGCGTGACAGAAATGGTTTTCCGTCGCAGGATCCGGCCCGTGCCGAACCCGGCGACCGACACGGGGGCCGTGTTGGCCGCAAGCGTCACGACCGCGGTTTCGCTGGACTCGTCGGTGACGATGTAGCGGAGCTCGCGCGTCGCTTCCTGGCCGGAAACGGCCTTCCCGCTCTCGAAGTGCTCGATAATCGTTCCGGGCATGGTTTCCTCAGTTGAAGGCCGGCAGAACGCCGCGATTCCAGGCTTCGAGTAGTCGCCGGGTGTTTTCCGCGGTCTGCTCGCCGGCACGGGCGGCCCGCTCGGCCAGCGAGTTGGCCCCGAGCCCTCGCACCGCCATGGCGTTGAACGTGCCGCGGCCTTCCAGCCGCTGCATTTCCATTCCGAGCCCGCCGCCAATCCCCTCGAGCTGCGGGCGTTGCTTGTCGGCGGCTTGCCGCTGGTCTTTTGCTTTGTTGCGGGCGGCGTTGAGCTCCGCGCGGGCGGCGGCGAGCTCGTCGTCGAGCGCGGCCATGTCGGCGTCGAACTGCTGCTGGCGGGCGTCGGCGTCGGCGGCTTGCCGGTTGTCGATGTCGGCTTGCTTGCGGCGGCGCTCACGCTCGATCTCTTCGGGCCGCATTTTGGAACGCTCTTCGGCGAACCGCTTGTCTTCTTCGAGCTTCGCGTCGGCCTGGGCGTTGGCGGCGTTCTGCTCTTCGTTGATGCGGTTGACTTCCGCGTTCACGTCGATGTCTTCGTCGAACAGCGCTTTCAGGTTGACCCACGCTTTGCGAATGAATCCGATGGACGTGTTCCACGCGTGCGTCATGTAGTTATTGAACGTCGCCCACGTCTGCCGCATCGTCTTCACGGTGTCGGGGAAGTTGGTTTCCATGTAGGCCAGCGCATCGGTCCAATAGCGCTGCATTTGGAAAAATCCCGCCATCCACACGTCGAGGAACGTCTTTTTGGCGCCGAGCCAGATGCCGTTCATCCAGTTCACGCCCTTCGTCCATTCCTGCTTCAGCGTGAGCCAAACGATCTTGCCGGCGAGCGCGAAGTCGCCGGTGGCGAGGGCGTCGGCGATTGCCCCCCACGACGCGATCGCTTCGTCTTTGAGCTCCACGAACTTTTCGCCGAGCCACGCGAGGGCCGCTTCGCCGAGCCCGGACGCGTAGAGCAGGTAGGCGCCGAGCGCGAGCACCCCGGCGATGACGGCGCCGATTGGCGTGAGCATGGCTGCGAGCACGGTCCCGAGCACCGAGACCGCGGAGGCCGCGATGCTGACGGCCGTGGACATCACGGCGAGCACGCTGCCGACTTTGGCGATCACGACACCGAGGAACCCGATGGCGGCCCCGGCCATGACGATCGCGACGCCGACGCCGAAAACCGTGGCGATCAGCTCGCGGTTGGCCCGTGCCCACTCGACCGCCCGCGCGGCCAGCCGGCCGAGGACGACGGCCTGCTCCGTCAGGGCCGGCAGCACCGCCCCGGCGACGGCGTTTCGGAACAATCCCAGCTGGGTCGTGAGCATGCGGATGGCCGCGAGATACCCCCGCGCGGCCTTGGCATCCTCGCCGCCCATCTGGTCGCCCATGGCGGCCATGGCATCCACCGCCGTGTGCGCCATGGCGACCAGCGGCGCGGTGATGGACGCACCGAGCGCCGCGATCTTGGCCCCCGTCCAGGCCATGCTGTCGCCGAAGTGCTGGAGCCGCTTGGCCGCTTCGTCGAGCCCCTTGCTCGCGAGGTCGCGGAGCGTCAGCTCGATATACGCTGCGCCGGCTCGGATGTCGGACGAGGATGCCATATTTCCACCTTGGATGCTGGGTCCACGAAGATCACCCGCAGGGCCGTGATTGGAGCCTTGCGGACCGGCTTTCGGGAAGCCGGAACGGCGAACGGATTGAAGTCGTCATCGGTGAACGGCGTGGGTCGCTTTTCGGCATTGCGGTGGCAGTTTGCCAACGTGCTGCACACCCGCGCCGTCCTATTCCACTCATCCTTTCTGCGAGCTTCGGCCATCCACACGAGTTGCCGCAGCGTCAGGCCGCGGGGGTCGACACCGACGATTCCGGCAAGTTGCCAGACGAGTCTCCAGGCTTCGTCGGCGGTGACTCGGGGACGACGATCCCCTCGATCGTCGCCATCGCGTTGAGTTGCTCCGTCAGGTAGCGATCGAGCCGCGGATCGTCCAGCCGCTTCCGGCCCATCGCCGCCGCCCGCGTCCGCAGTTCCCGCGTCTTCGCCACCATCGCCCAGAACAGGTCGCGGCGGGACGGATGGGAAAAAAAACGGATGGCCTCGAGCAGCGCCTCCTCTCCGGCGGCCAGCGAGTCGCCCCCCATGCTTTCGCCGAACTGCACGTCGGTCAGGCCGCGGGCGTCCGCTTCCGGCTTGCACGCGCAGTAGAGCACGTTGCACAGCATGACCGGGTCGTGCATCAGCTTGGGCACGAGGTCGCCCTCGATCGCCTGCATGAGGTCCACGCCGAGCATTTCCCGGACCCGCGTGACGGTGCCGACCGTGATCGACACCGTCCACGCGCGTCCGGCATGGTCGGAGAACGTGAAGGCCGTTGGCTTCGTGTTTTCCGTGCTCATGGATCAGGTTCCCGCCACGACGAACCACGTCGGCACGACCGGCACCGCCGGGGTGCCCGTCGTCGCGGGCGTGGGCTTGCAGCTCACGTCGTATTCGACGGCGGACTCGAGGGCTTGGTTGTCCTGGAACTGGAACACTTCGCAAGTGGCCCGCAGACCCTGGACGCCTGCGGTACCGATCGGGCCGTTGAGCGCGAGGAGCTCGATTGGCGTGTTGTTGACGTAGGACGACAGCAGCGCGGTGAAGTCGTCGTCGCCGTCGAGCTGCACCAGCTTGAAGTCGATGCTTGCGTCCTTGAGCGTGCCCTTGCGGGTCTTCCACGCCGTTCCGCGGCGCGAGGTGTCGGCCTCGCCCTTGGTCATCGGGACCGTGACATCCTTGGCGTTGACGATTTCGTTCCACACCGGCACGGCGTAGGTGCCCGTGTTTCGGTAGAGTTTGCATTCGAGACCGATCCGAGTCATGCGATCCTCCGTGAAAAAAAGGGGTCAGCGGACGCTGTTCGCCCAGATGGCGGGCAGTCTGTCGAGGTTGTTCATGAGGGCCGGCCCCATGAAAGGACGTTTGGGGTAGGTGGCGGCGATGCCGCCGGCGAGCGCGGCACGAATGCGGCGCTTTTCGGCTTGGTCGCGGGCCTTTTTGGTCTTGCCGAACGCTTCGCCGGGCGCGGTTTCGATGTAGCGCTCGCTTTTTTCGACCTGCGCTTCGCTCGTGAACTTGATGTAGGCGGTTCCGGCGGCGTCGCCGATCGGGCCGTGGCCGCCGACGTGCAGTCGCCAGTTGGTGCCGGCGGCGAGCAGCTGCTCGCGAGTCTTGCCGCGGAGGCTTCGTGGCCGCTGTTGCCCGCCATGCTCGTGAGCGCGTGCCACGTCCGATATCATGCTGGCCGCCGGGCCGATGAC